TAGGGAGTAACCCGCTGCTGGAGGCGGGGAGGCGCAGCAGGAACCACTCGCTAGGGAGACGACTGGCCGTTTCGTAAATGTCCCAAAACTGATTGCGTCCCTTCGGAGTACCCCCGAAAACGCACCATCCGGTTTTGTCGCTCAAACTCGGCCTCAAGACGTTCCCAAATACGCTAGGCCGAAAGTCGCCGTATTCGTCTAGGTACAGGCCGTCAAAGCCTAGGCCGCGCATCGCGTCAGCGTTGTCGGCACCGAACAATCTGATCTGACTGCCGTTGAACAGCGTAATGGTCAGTTCTTGCTCGTTCTTGCTGTCGGTGACGGGCGCGGCGAACTCCAGAAAATATTGCCATGCAACGGCTTTGGCCTGCGATCTGTACGGCGCTACATAACCAAACAAGCCGCGTTCGCCCTGATATGTCACGGCTGCCCGAATGATGTCGTTAACGGCGGCGACGGTTTTGCCTGCGCGACGATGTGCGACGAGGCAGGCCCAGCGTTGCGTCCTGT